GAATCAATTTTTACAATTCCTTTATAATATCCAGAATCATAAAATCCATCACTATCTTTACTACGAAAATTTAAAGATGATGGGGTAAAATTTAAAGTTTTGTCAGATAAAACAATCGATAATTTGTTTTCTTCGGTATCGATAGGGTAATTTTTATCAAAATATGTTCTATTGGTTTGATTTACTAACTCATAATCAGAATCAAAACAAAAATCAGCAAAGTTTTTTTTGTCGTCAACATTAACAAATAAAGGAATTTTTGCATCTATCCATTTTGGATTTGTAAAATCTGATATAGCGTTTTCCGATATTCTTAATTTATCGGGTATCGGTATAAATGTTACATAAGGTATACAGTCATACGCTAAACTGTTGGCAAAGCCGGGTACGATTGCTTGTGTCGCATCATAGTCTGATTTAACGGGAACTGCACTTGTTTGTAGTGTTGCTAAAATAGTAGTAATCGGAATTCTTTTTTGAAAATTGAGGAAATTGAATAAATCATCAACAAAAAAGAATTCGGCTTTTCCTGTTACTCCAACAACTGTTCCGTTTGGATCTAAATTTCCATCTCCGTCTATTCTAATTAAAGTGTCTTCGGTCTTTATATCATCTATAACTTCTCCGTTTAAATTTAAAAATCTCCATTCTGGTTTTACAAATCCCCATTTTGAAGCATTTTCTTGGTATTTATAGGATTTTGAATACATTGCCGCTAAATCTACATAATGCGGACCCGTATCTTTAGATGCTATATGTACTCTAAACGGATATTGTGGTGAATAGTAGCCAGACCATGTTGATGGTTGAACCTGATCGAAGTATAAAAATTCATTTGCATAAGGAATAACGTTTAAATCTACCGATGCTGATAATATTTTTGATTCTGTATAAATTAAAACTTTTGGATTATATTTTCCACCAAAAAAATATTTGTGTTTAGCTTCTAATAATTGATCTTGTGTATTTCCATCATCAAACAACCATTTAATATTTTGTATTTGATTTATATCATTAGTTAAAATATTAAAAACAAATTCAGTAGCTTTTTCATATCCAGATAGTCTATTAACATACATATCAAACGAAAAAACTGGTGTTGGTGTCGGTGTTCTAGTTGGGGTATTAGTGGGTGTTGGTGTGGATGTTGGTGTGGATGTTGGTGTGGATGTTGGTGTGATTGGTTGACTGTCGGTTGCGTTAGGTGTTCTAGTTGGTGTTGATGTGGGTGTTGATGTGGGTGTTGATGTGGGTGTATTACAAATTGTTTGTGCAATTAAAGATATATTTGCGGGTATTAAATATGATAATTCATCCAATAGCATTTTATCCCATTGTAATGTTATGCAGTCTCCCCAAATTAAAGAATTTATAGTTGTATTTGTAAATGCTATATTTTCATTTGGTTTAGAGCCACCATACATATAGGCTACAAGTGTCCAAGTTCCTGTAATATTATTTCTTCTTATTATCCAATCATTGCTTAAAAACGAATAACCGTATGTATAAGATTTATAAGATCCTAATATATTAGGATCGGAATCTACTGATGTTACTGTTACAAATTTATTAAAACTTCCTAAAAAACTATTAACACCAACATAATCTGAAAGTCTATTACCTCTATTTGCATTTTCTATAGAGTTTCCTATATTTGTATTTGTTACATATTCATTAACATTATATGCAAAATTATTTAACAATTGTAAACTTGTAATTATTCTACCCATATATATTATAACCCGCTAGATGTTATGATTCCCGTATCTTCTACTATATTTATTCTATTTTTAATATTTGAAAGATTATTAAATACTGGATATTGGAAATCTTCTAATATAAAATTTTGACTATATACGTTTGAGTCTAATTCTGGATATATAGAATTCCAACATAATATAGTTATTCCTTCTACTTCGGTTCCGGTATCTTCTCTTTTGGTTGTTATATAATCTATGCCATCTATTTGTAATATTTCAGCATTTAATTTATATAAATCAATTTCTTGTCCTATTTTATTGGCTGATTTGGTAAAAAATTTATTAAAAACATCTTCAACGTCAAATAATATAGCCGATGATGATCTTTTATTATTACTTTTCTTATACACGTATAATTTTGTACTAAAAATATCATTTTGATTTATTTGTCCAATAGGTAGATAAAAATCTATAAACATATATATAGGATCTATCAATATTGTATTTGATGTTAACGGTTTTAAATCCTTTAATTTTGTATTAATTAATTCTTTTTGTGGTTCTGTTAAATATATAATATCATCGCTTTTGGGTATAGTGTAAACGTATATATTATTAAAATTACAACTGGTTCCAAAATTTATTTGATTCAGTAAAACGCTATCTTGTAATTGTGGTTTTTTTAATCCTATATTATACAAATATTTTATATATGTTTTTAAATATTCTTCGTTATTTATTACTTTTGCATCTGCTATAATATTTGAAAAATTTGTTTCTATATAAGTTTCAAAATCATTTGATGTTATTAATCTATTTTGCAATCTAAAAAATTTTGGAGCTTTTTCACGAATTTGATCTACCGTTTCTTCTACTTGTGGAGCCGATGAACTAAATTCGTTATTAAGCACCAAATTAAATATATTTTGAGATGTTAAATATTGACCCAATTCGGATTTTGTATCGATTAAAATTTGATCAAAATTTATAGAATTAAAAGTGATTATTTTTGAGGTTGCTAATGTATTTGGTCCTATTGTTGTGCTATCAGGATTAATTTGTAAATAATAAATTAAAACTTCATCGTTTCTATTTAATTTTGATCCGTTTATATCATCACCAAATTTTATTTCGTAATTTTTATTTTGATTATATCTAACTTCATAAACTTCGTCGTTAGTTTTACTCATAAATAAATCATCAACTCTATTCCATGCTTCCCAATATAAACTATTTTCTCGTTTAATATAAACATGTATTTCAAAATGATCTATCGATATAGCATCAGATGTTGATAAAAATACGATTTCATTGTTTATACCGTTTGCTTTATATATAGGAGTTTCTACAAACTTTCCTTCTTTTAATAAATTTTTGTTTTTTAAATCATCTATAGTTTCGGTTCCATTTAAAAATTTAGAAAATGAAATATCACTTGGAAATGAGAAATTTAAATCTCCTATTCTTAAATATGAATATCTTGGTATAGTATAACTGCCAAAATTTAAATTATTAACCGTTAAATCATATGTAACCGTTTGTGACAATTTGCCGATTGGTTTATAATTTAATATTTTAATAATTCTATTCATGTTTTCGTATAATTGCGCCTCAGAAAACATGCTTTCAGATGATGTTTTATTCAAATAATATAAAAGAGTCGAAAAACAATAAGAAATGACATCAATAAATGCTGATAAATTAGAACCTTGATAATTTTGATCGGTAAAAATGCCTTCTTTGTTTAAACGATCTATAATTACATCTCTTATACTTTTTCCATCAAATGTTAAATAAGCATCTTTATTAATATAACTTTTTTCAATTAAATCCATATAACTATTTAACCTTTATAAAAAAATTTGACCATTATTTAATACCCTTAATTCCAACATTTGTTGTTTTTTTATTTTTAAAAGAGTGTAATATATTGATATTTTATATTCATTATCATCTGGTATAGGTAAAACTGATACTTTTAATATTTCAATTCTTGGTTCGTACTCACCAACGTTTCTTAATATTTCTTCCCCTATTAATCTTGCATAAAATTCATCTACCCTTTCAAATAAATGTTGGTCTAATGATGCACCAAATTCTGGATCATATATTTTCTGGCCTTTTTTTGTTGTAAATATGTTTTTTATGGAATTTCTTATAGCATTTATATTTTCATCAACTTCCATATCACCAGCTTGAACTAATACATCATTATTAACTATTGTTTTTAATTTTAAATCTAAATGTAGATCTGTGTATACTGGTTTTTCCTCTGGAAATAATAATTTATCGTATTCTTTACGATCCAATCCTATTTGTCGAGGCTTTGTTAAATTGTCTAAACGTATAGTAGCCATTTAAAATAATTATCCAAAAAGAATTAATGTTGGAGTAAGTAATTAAGAGATGAAAAAATTTAATAAATTTGATCTTGTTTATGAACAAGCTTTATACGATTTGGATGTTATAAATGAAGAAAATGCTATAGATTCTAGTATGTATTCTAATGGTATAAAAATAGGGGTATGTTTTAGATTAAAACCTAGTTTTTTTACTAAATCTGAAGCGGCTTCGGTTATGGATCAATCTCAAATTGATGCTCTTAAAGAATTAAATGATAGAATGTATGAAAAATGTCAGCATTATTTTAAAATTAAAACAGATACTAGAGAAGTAACTGGTCCAAATAATAAAAGTGCTAATGATATCAATTCAACAGGTATAGAATACGGTGCAATTTCAGCAGCAGAAAAGGATAATGCTATGTATAAATTCATGATTCCTTCTACTGATGTTAAGCATATAGAAATTTGTAATTGGGGTGATAGTTTACCTCCGATTTTATCTCCTAAAACAAATTATTCGTTTTATGATTCAGAAAACGGAATTCCAAAACCAGTAAACGATAAAGATTTTGCAGGATTAGGCAATTCTCCGGTCAATAGATCATTACCTACTCAAAATACTAAGCTTTAATAATATTTTCGGCTGATAAAAGAAAACAAAAGAAGTTTATTTCGTGATCTACTACAAAATTATCACGATATGTATATTCTCCTAATTCTAATAATAAAGTTTTCTTTTTAATTTCGTTAATATTTGAATTGTATAAAGAATCGAAAAGAGATTTGTATAAATTTTGATAATCTGAATCAAATTCATTTTCACAATCTATTATAAATTTACGTAGATCTAGAGAATTTTCTTTAGAAATTAGTTTTTTTAACAATAAATCCGAAAAAGATTCTGGTAAATTTAAATCCTGCAAGCATAATTTTCCAGAGATAGAATTTTTTTGAAGATCATTAACCATTCTTCTCATATCAGGATATCTATCCTTCACGAATGATGCTAACTGTGATAGATTATCCTGAAAATC